GCCGCTCCCTTTTCAAGTATGATCTTTTTGGATTTTTCTAAACCTTCTATCTCGCTATTTATTTTACCGCCCGTTGTATTTTCTGCAACGATTCTAGCCTTATCACCAGCCAAAGCTAAACCACTTGCGTTAGCGTCTTTGATAACCGTGGCAATTTCTTCGGGGTCTGTTATTTCCCTACCTTGAAACACTAACTTTTGAGTTGCGTTAGGTAGATTAAATAGTGTTGCACCATTATTCCAAGTTGTAGTTGTTGCGCTAGCCAATCCGCCGCGACCACTAGCTTTAGCTATATTGCCACCGGCCTGTATAACCTGATTAAACGCGCTTATATTTTCAGGGCTAGCTATTCTTTCATCATCGTCAATTTGTAAACCCTGAGAAGATGCCAAGTTAATAGCCTGATCAAAGTTCTCTAAAGTGATGGGTGTATCACCGAACAACTGGAACGCTACTAAAGCCTCGTTTTGACCTTGCTCTAAACTTGCCGCCTGAGCTTGCTGAGTTCCCGCCGCTAGTTGTTGCTCTTTTAGCTTTCTTAATAGTGGTGCACTTCTTATGGACTCGCCTAGCTGAAATCCGCGATTAGCAGCTCCGACCGCATCAGGTACAATTCCCCTTAGTAAAACATTTGGATCAATTCCAGCCATTAGTTTAAGCTCACTGTTTTATCTGTTGAGTAGTTAATCATTAAGAAACCGTTGTCAGCTTCGGTTACTAATTCAGGGTGAATATCTCTAACCTGTTGCGCTATATGTCCAACACCTTTACCAGTCAATCCTATAGATTCGCCTTGCTCGTTCCATTCCCAGCTATAAACATTAATTCCGTTTTTAGATCCGATCTTTTCTATATTGGTTTTTAGCCTTTCATCCGAGAATAGCTGCGCGATAGTAGAAGCCGCACCAAGTACATTGGAAGTACCGGCAGCCTGAGCATTAGCAGCACCTATGCGACCAGTAGCACCAGCTTGAGCAGCGCTTTCAACACCGCCAGCTCTAAAGCCGCCGATGTCAGTTAATAAGTTAGCCTCATTAACGCCTAGATTTGAAGATATATTACTCGCATTTTGAAATAGTGGTAATTGTCTGTTTATTTGCTGGTCTATTAATTGATTGCCCAGCGTTAAGAATTGATTATCTAGTATTTGCTGAGTACCGCTACCACCTAATCCGCCGCCTGCGCTTTGTGTTGAAAAAGTAGCTTGTCTAGCTTGATCTTTTAGCGCGTTAAATAAAGGATTACCTTGAAGGAATTCTAATTGCTGGTTGGGGTCGGTAGCTAAACCAGTTAAGCTTTCTATTCTATCCGCACCAAAGGCATTGGCGAAAGGATCTAATCTACTTCTCAGCGCTTCTAAACCTTCTGTTCCGCCTGCTATTCTAAACTCTGCACCGGCTAACGCGCCCTCTTGAAGCTCTTCGGCACCAGCTAAAGCAGCATCTCTTGCAGTCCTTCCGCTTAAATCTTTAAACCCTTTAGTTATAGGGTCAAAAATGCCACCGGGGTTTTCTACATCTTTTCTAATTCTTTTTGCTTCTTTTACTAAGCTGCTAAAAATTCCGCCCACTGTAAACCACCTATAAATATTAGTTTGTCAGCGGTTGTACTTAGAGTGTCCGATGTGCTCTCTATTCTACTCTAACCGCTTAATTTTACAACTTAACTACTAACCTGCTCCAAACCTGACATATAAAAATCTAATGCGTCTGCTGTACTGTTTTCAGCTCTTAAAGTTCCGCCCGCTGGTATCGTCTGATTAACCGCTGAAGGTGCTGAGTCGAATCTATCTTTAACCACTATTTTCATTGGCACAATTGCACCTACTGCTGATCCGCCCGAGTCGTATATATAAGCCTTATAGCTAGCGCTTGCTGCTGAGTTATTGCTCACAGTAAACGACCTGATAATTGACCCATCACCAGACACAGGTGACGTATAAAGAATGGTTATAGTATCCACTGTGCTTATAGTGGTATTTGGAATTAAGACTTTATCGTTAGCCATTTATCTAGCCCCAACAGTAAAGAAGGAGTCTAATTCCGCCGTTATATCTGTTGTGGCTGCTACGTTAGCAACCTGAAGCTTTACATAATCGTTAACGTTAAGAATTATATTGTCGGTGATAACAAAATAACCAACATCACGCGCCCCCTGAAGATTATTAATTACTCGGGTTTGCGTCTTAGCATCTTCAAAGCTAGTTGATGCTGATCTAAATATAACAACTTTTAAATCCACTACATTATTAGCCCCACTATCTAAAACAATTTGCCCTGCCAATGTAAATTCTCTTGGTGATGTTCCTAAATGCCTAAGCTGACCGTTTGAAGGTGAGTCAAAATGCTGCAAATCATTTGATGTAAAAGTGCCAGCTAAGTCAACAAACACACCTGTTGAGGTAATAGTTGTTGTTGATTCTGACGTTACCGTTAATTCACCACCCACAAAGGTATTTGGCAGGCCGTTATTTAAAGACCACGCACAAACCAAAGCAGAGGCCGCTATGTTAGGCGTAAGGTTTGAATCATTAGCATCAAATACACCGGCTCTCGTTATAATGCATCTTTCTAACTGAAGTGTTGAGGGGTTCACAAAGTCCGAGGCTGAGAAGTCCAGAAAGCTTGCACTAGCGGGTAGGTCTATATTTTGATTAGACCTGAATCGAGAGGCCATGCTAAAACTAGCGCCTGACTTAAATAGTGTATAAGCGCCATCATCAAGACTTCTAACAATAGATGTATCAATGAAGTAACCGCCTAACCAAGTGCCTGCTAGTGTTAATTCTGGCTTGCCGCCAAATCGACCCGTACCAGACTCTAAACCCTGACGATAGCCATTGATGGTTCCAAGCGAGGTGCAATTATTATAGTTAATTCTAGAAAATTCAATTGCATTAAATCCTGTTGCATCCGTAATATCGTAAACTTTAGAGCTTGCGCCAGAAACATCGACGGCAAAATCTTTTCCTAGTAAATTACCAGACCCGCCAACGGGAGATGTAAACATAGTGTAAGAGCTAGCAGTTGACACTAATTGAGAAACATCGAAATTGTAACCAGCCAAACTCAGTCCATCAGCGGGAATAGCTATTGATTGGCTTCCCATGTCAATAATACCGTCAATAAAATATTCTTTGGTGCTGTCAAGTATTCCGGCTAGGTCAGATGCTTGCGTGACAGGAATTCTTTCCTTTAAGCCTTTATCGAATAACTCAGTAGTATTGTTGTTTACCTTGATAAGCGCATCGCGCCATGTATCGCCGGTTCTATCATTGGCTACCGTACCGACATTTATAATTTCTTGCGCCATGCTAAGCCTCTGTCATGTCTACTGATAATGTTGTCATATCTACTGAAAAACCTGTTTCGTCACTCGTTAAGAAGTCACCGCTTCCTATTTGCTCATTGATAGCCTCTATTTGAGGAAGTAGATTAGGAAAATACCTATCAAGTTGATCAATAGCACCGGCATTAATGGCTATATTTAGAGCATTTGTGGTTATATTAGTTGCGTTTGTCTCTATATCCGTTTCGTTCTGGTCAATGTCGCTGGAATTCTCACCTATAGCTATAACGTTTTGCGCTATTCCTGCCGTGTTTATTACTGTTTGAGCATTACCTTCTCCTATAATATCTATTCCGCCGCCCGTTCTTTGGAGAAGCTGAAACACCATAAAGTTTAAATCTTGAAAGTATTTGCTTACTTCAGGATCATTTATCAGCTTTTTAGGAAGCCTTATAGGTGCGGGGTTTACTTCAGCCATTAATAGCCACCTAACTTAACGTCAATAGATGCGTCATGTAGAGAGCTAAACACGGGGTCTGATACGGTTATTCTAAAAGTAATTTCATAAAAGCTAATCATCGCGTCAAACTTAACTTTTAAAATGTATTCGCCTAACTTGCCAAACTTAATCCATTGCTCTGTAGAGAATGTTTTGCCGCCATCTAAAGAATACTCGACCATTATCTTAGGGTCTGAACCTTGACCACTAGCCAAGCCTTGACCAGTTTGTAAGGCAAAGTAAACGCGTGACATTTTAAGACGCTTACCAGTACCAGCGCCGATATTAACGGACGTAAAAGGAGGTAATACCCTGCGCCTTTGGATCGTATCACCAACATCATCAAAAGCATCTTCGCTTAACTCAATTGCGTTAGCTGTTCTAAAATCCACAGCTATATCTTTATTATAAACCCGCTGATATGAAGCCGCTAAGTAAGGTCCATCGCTAGTTCCTGTTGATAGGTTAAACCAAACATTTGTCTGCTCTGAATACGCATAGCTAAGACCGGACGCAAACCTTAAAATATAATAATCTTGACCGTTGTAAGTGATTGTATAAGCATTAGCTCCACCTTTATCTTGAGACTTAAGACTGTTAACGATTGATGGTGGCGTGATATTAGTTAGCTGGCTTTGAATTATTTTATAAACGTTTGAATCATCGCCTAGAAAATATAGAGCCTGGTCAGTGTTAGCTATTGTATAAAAACCTCCTAAACCTTTCTGCATGATAGCGTTATCAATACGCGCAAATGGTGAACCGGTAGTTAATCCAGCATCATAAAAGGGTTCCACAGTTGCAGTACCGAACATATAAACCCATTGATTAAACGCATAAGGTCTAAGCAAATCATCTGTAGAGCTTTCAGCGCTTCCTGTGCTAGTTATGTCAGTTGGTCCGCCTGCACCGCTTACACCGAAGTTAAACCCGCCACTAGGGTAGATAGATTTAGAGTTTAAATAGGTTACTGAATTAGCAGTTAAACCAGAATTTACAAGCGTTGAACCGTTATATGTATAAACACTACCCGCAGCTATTACCATCTGATCAAGTGATCCGACTACAGAATTAGAAAATATACATCTATCTAGACCCGACACCGTTCCTATAGAGGTGTAAACGCCAGAATCGCTAATCTTGAATAGAGACAAACG